GCGCCCGCGTTGCCGCTGGTATCGGGCACTGGCATGACCGTGTTGCCTCCGCCGAAGTCATACAGGCCAACCGGGCAAAGTTCGCCCAGTGACCAGTTTTCGGGGAAGAGCAGATCAGCGCGGCCGGCCTTGGCGGTGTTGGAGGGGATGAACGGCCTGTCGCCGAACTCCTTCGCAACTCCGCTGCGGGCGCGGTCAAACTGCGCACCGTCGCGTCCTTCGCTGTTCTGCGTGATGAGGGTCGAGTACCACTGCGCGGCGATGGTGGCAACCTGCTCGGGCTTGCCGTACCAAACGCCCTTGTCCAGTTCCTCGGCATCATCGCCCAGTGCGCGGGTAAGCAGCACGAAGGCCCTCTGCGCCACGCTGGGAGTAATCTGCGCGCCGCCAAGGTTGATGACTGGAGTGGACAGGCGATCAGGGTAGTTCGCCATGGTCAAGCCGCCCTTGGTGCCAACGTTGCCGTTGGTATTCCAGTAGGGGATGCCCAGGACGGACGAGCCCACCGCGCCCGATGCGCCGGCAACCATGATGTAGTCGCCCTGCGTGGTGCCAGCGGGGAGCGCAGTCGAGAAGTTCAGCTTCTGCTCAACGACGCTGACAAAACTGATGGTCGCGTTGCCGCGGGAAGTTCCGCCTTCGGACGGGAAAATCTGTACAACCTGCTGATCGACAAAAGCAGCCGCGCACTGAATGCCCTGGATCACTGCCGTGGTGACTCCGGAGCCGCCCGTGGTGATAACAGCATTCGCGGGAATCTGATCGAATGCGCCGGAACCGTCGCCGTTCATCAGGCCTTCAATGCCGTTGTAGAACTGTTTGATCGAGCGCTTGATTTCGGTCTTGGTGAAGGACTCGACCGCGCGCTCTGCGCCGTTGGTGGCCAGTTCGGCCAGGCGGGTGTACTGCGTGACGTTGAAAGCCCAGATCGGGGCCATCGCAAAGGATGCAGTCTGCGATCCGGTGCCGGAGCCGAGCGCGGAACCGTCGCCGGTGCCGACGCTGATGCCCGACGCACCCTGCGTGATCATGGTTTCGCGCCAGGCTGAACGGGTGGTTCCCGCTGCCTGCGTCACATTGGCGATGTTGACTTTCTTCGCGGACTTCTGAAATTCGTTGTACAGGCCACGGAAGGTCGGCCACAGGATGGCGATTTCGCGCCCAACCTGTTCAAGTTCGATTGATTCTGTTGCGGCTTCATTGAGGGTAGGCATATTGACTCCAGAAAATGAAATGAGGCTTTCGCCTTACTGCATTCCTGGAAGCCATTGACTTTAAGGAGTGTTGCGCTCCTCTTCCGGGGTGAAACATATCCTTTTAGAGCCAGGGAGGCTGGAACTTTTCAAGCGGTTCCATCGCTGGTGAAATATTACCACATCGTGTCAAGTTTGGTGGACACAGTAACCGCAATAACGCTTTCACGCCCACGGCTGGCCAAAATCACGTGCGCAGGCCCAACCACACGCAATGCCGGTCTTTCCCGGCTGCCAAGGTTCACTCTCGCCAAGGGCGGCTACGGTGGCGGAACCTCGCCCACATTCAAGAATTGCGCAACACTGGCCACTATCCAGCATACATCTGTTCGGGCTATATGCCGGGAACTCGCAGTGTTTTGACGAGACGGGCCCTATTTAGAGAGAGGTTGCTTCCAACTGCAACGCTGCGCATTTCCATTCTACCGCCATTTGCGGATTCCGCCAGCTTTTAATGGTGCCTGTCCGCTTAGCAACATGTCGCCCAGGTCTTTGAACCCAGCTTTACGCGCTGCCTGCAACCCCTTCGGCCCATAATCGATCTCGCTCGGACTCGGTTCAGTACCCTTCTGCACTGAAACCTGCGCAGGCGATTTTGTGACGGCGGCCACAGGTGTTTTGCTGCTGGCGATGCGACTCCACGGCGGGGTCTTGAGCACGGCGCGAATAGACGCCTCGGCGTTGTCATCAGTCCAGCGGTTCGCGTAATCGGTCCACTTGTCGTAGCCCTGCCGCTGCTTGGCCGGCGCGATGGTCTTGTAGTCTGCGTGCGCGTTGCGCGTCTCCTGGAGGTGATTCCAGACCGCTTGGCGGAATGCGGCGTTCTCCTCGCGGGACAATCCCAGCTTACCAATGAGCGGGCGCGCTGCAGTGTCGATGGCGGTGCCAGCGTGATCCACAACGGAACTGTAGGCCGCGTCTACCTTCTGCGACTCCTGTCCCTCATCGCGCTTTGCCAGTTCAGCACGCAGACGCTCGACTTCCGGGTCGGCCTGCTTCTGCTGCTGCGCGGCTTGCCGGTTTCCGCTCACCCACTGAATCAACTCATTGCGGATGGCTTGCGCTTCGTCCGTCTTGCCCGCGTCGTAGAGTTGCACCATGCGGTCGAACGCCTGCGGGAAACCGGCCTGGTCGAGATAACCGATTGAGCGCGGCGCGATGAACTTCTCGTACTCCTGCGGCTTGGACTGCGCGAACTTGTCGAGCAGCGCGGGCATGAGCTTGGGCATACCGTCTGGCGCTTCGTCCCACATGCGATCAGCGACGGATGGATTCCCCGCAGCTAAATCGCGGTCAACCTGCTCAATCTCGCTGAGCGTGGCCTGCATCTGCGTGACGCCCTCGCGTCCGCCGACAGATTCAAGCAGCGCCTTGACCTCGCGGGCCTCGCGTACGGTCGAGAACTGCTGCTCATACCCCCGCGCCTTTCCGCTGGTGTCGTACAGGAACTTGATGCGGTCGAGTTCTGCTTTCTTCTCGACTGGATCGGTGATCGAGTCAGCGCGACGGCGCAAGTCGGCAATGTGCTTCTTGAGCGCGTCCGGCTGGTGACGGTTGTCCTGGCGCTCACCTTCGCCCTCTTTGACCTTTGGCTGGCCATCATCCGCGCCTGTTGACTCTGCTGATTCCCCTGCATCAACTTCCGCATTGACAGGTTCTACCACTTCCGCTACTGCACTCATTCCTTCGTCTGGCATATTTGCTCCGTCCTAACTTTTCAGTTTCAGAAATTCGTAGGCCTTCAAGTTCCATCGCGCATCTTCCAAGGAATTGTGCTCGCCTTTTCCCTGTTTTGGCAATTCTGGGTTTCCGAGATCATCGCACATCTGTTTAATATCTCGGCAATACATCGGCCATCCTTTTGGAAGGTCAACCATCGATCCAAAAATCTGACATAAAACCACCCAATCGTAATCAGCGTAGTATCCCCAGAATTCAGGCTTTCCATACACAAGACCACAAAATGCCCGGATTCGATCAGCGATCTCTGAAAGTGGGAGCATGATTCCCTTTAGGCCTGGTATCACATTTGCACGAACCCAAGGATTAACTTCCAAGTAGTCGCATTCGCTGCTCTCAATATAGAATTCTCTCCCGTCTTCTGCGACAATACCGACGCTAATTAACTGAATCGGTTTCGATGGTCCAAGTTCGCTGAATTCAGTGTCTAGGAAATATCTCATTCGCTACCGTCCTAACTGATTGATTTACCCACAACACTGGTTTTGCGCTCGATCTCGCTGCCCATCGGCCCCACGCCGCGCTCGGTCGTCGTAACCTCATGCGGCGCAAGCTGGTTTTGCGCCTGAATCGCTTCCGGCGTGGTTGCAACGCCCATCTTTTGCAGTGCGCTGGTTTGCGCCTGCGGGTCGAGCTTGTCCACCGCGACCGAGAGCGATGTACGCGGCTGAATCGGCTGCTGATTCTGCGCTGCGAGTTTGGCTGCGCTGGACTGATGCTGCTGCCAGTGCATATGTAGATTGGCGAAGTGCGCCTGATCGTCTTTGTCTTTGCTCGACGCCAGCCTCCGCCCTTCCGCTGAGTTCATCATGCGCAGGCAGATCAGCGCCTCAACCGCATCATTCTCGCTGCCATCACCGCGCACAGGGACGCTAGAAATCATGGGCGGCGTCTGCTGCATCATCTGCTGGCCCTGCTGTAGCGCTTGTACCTGCTGCGGGTCAGGCTCGATGCCTTGCGCTGCACCTTGCTGGAGCGCGTCGGTTCCCTGCTGCACAAGCTGCTGAATCTTGATAAATTGCGGATTGTCCATCGGCGCGGTTTTGAGCAGAATATCGAACTCCGCTTGCTGCTTCTCCACTGCGTCCACACCCGGCAGCACCATCCCAGGCGGCATGAAGCGCTTGGCGGCTGCCATATTCTGCGGGTCGCTCTTGATTGAGGCCATGGCCGGGTCAGGGTCGCTCATCGCCTTTTCCCAGGCGGCCTGCCGATCAGCCCAGGACTCGGGAGAATCGCTCATGCCATCGGCGCGCGCCACTCCAGCGCCAGTCTTCATCTTGGCAATTTCGGCGGTGACGCGGCCAAGGCCGGGGAAATTAGAATCGAACTTTGCACTTGGCGGCTGGACACGCGCATTCCACGCGGCCGATTGCGTGTTGATGTTGGCGAACCCGCGCAGGATATTGCGCCAGCACTCTCCAAAGCTGGCTTTCGCATTCTTGTCCTTGCGGTTATACTCGGTGGCCGTCTGCTGCGGGTCGGCTGGGTCGCCGCTACCGCTCATAGATTGCTGCGCATGGGTAAGCTGCTCGGCAAGCGGTCCGCTGATCCAATCGATGAACGCGGTAATGTCTGGGGTGCCGCTGGTGCCTGGAATCTGTACGACGGTATCAGTGGCGGGGCGCTGGCCGACTGGCATAAGGAATGGTTCATAGACGCCAGCGCGGACGCTCGACGAGCGCATCTTGTCCACGTTCCAGATTGCGGAGTCGAGCCCGACGCGGGTAATGGACTTGCGGCAGAACTCATCGCGCAGGTCAACCAGCACATTCAGGCGCATCTGCGGCCCGGCAAAACTCTCGGTCAGCGCGCGCCGGTTCTGGCCGTTTCCGCTACGCGCATGAAACTCGGTCAGAACCTCGTCCATTGATTCGTTGCGCGCCCAGGCCAAAACTCCAGACTCGTAAGCGGCTAGCATCCCCTTTGGGAAGTTGGTCCAGAACCATGAACGCTGATTCTTTGGGCAGGACTCGTCCATGTAGAAGGATGGCCGGAACCAGACATAGGTTTCGGTCACGTCGCGCATGAGGCTGTCGCCGGTAGCGTACTGGCTCTGCATCGCCATCTGTACAGATTGGCGCGCCAGGCGGTCGAGCTTTAGTTCCGCAATGCCCATGTCGCCCGCGGTGATCTGCTTCGCCACCCACGGGCATTTCGCCTTGGCGATTGAAATATCGATCTCATGCGCCAGCATCGCATAGGCCCATTCAGCTTTGGAGCGGGCGAGTAACGGAACCTTGCGCGAGAGCTTTCCATAAATGTTGGTGAGGGTGCGAATCTTGGGACGCTTGGACTGCGCTGCATTCTTGGCATCGGGATCTTCACCGTCCTCTGTTTCGGGCACAACGTCAGGTGCGTTGTCCTCATATCCCCAGCGCTGTGCGTCAGCCACGGGCCGCGTGTAGCCGAGTGAGGTCTCGTCTGTACAGGCATAACGACCAACCTCTGCCTGGAGTTCTCCGTAGTTGTTTTCCTCAGCACAGAAATGCTTCAGGCAGTTGGCCTGCTGCGCATAAACCTCATCATCCGGGTCGCCCGGTTTCTCAGGGTAGAACGTAGAACTGGCAATCTCGCAGGAGAGCAGCGAGGTGATGGTGTCGTTCTTCTCGCCGATGACGTTGGTATCGTAGTAGCCGCCCGACTGCTGCGCGCCATACATGCCCATGGATGATGTGCGGCTGCCATAGAATGGCTCCCACCCACCGCCGCTGGTCGTGCGCATCCGCTGCAATCCGCGGTCGAGCAGTTCGAGCATCCACGCACCCTGAATCTCGATGCGGTGCGGAACTGAGTCAGCCTGCGCGGTAGCCTGGACCATCGCCTTGATCGCGTTTTTCTGATCCTGCGTGATCTGGTGCTCGCCGTCTTTATCGGTCCAGAGCGGCTCGTCGCTTACATCGAATGCGGCGAATGTTCCGAGTGGCAGGCTGGCCGGGTCGAACTCGTCAAGTTCTTGTTCCTCTTCGTCGAGGATCGGCGCATCGGTGCGGTTATCGTTCGAGTCAGCCATTCATGGGCCTCACAAGCATCCAGTTTATAACCGCAGCGAATCTGCGCCAAGGAAGCGGCATTCGGTTTATTCTGCGAATCCATTCAGGCGATGTGCCCCTATATGGCATTGCCAAGCACCACGCGAATTTGATGTTTATGAGATTCACTTTTCCCTCAGCGGTTTGCGCATCTGCGTTACGTCCGGCTTCTTTGCGCGCTCCGGTAGTTGCTTTCCCTTGCTGGCCTGCCCCCACTCGCCCACGTTCACGCCCTGGCGTTCGAGCTTGCCGCGATTGGCCTCGAAGTATCCGCGCTGCGCTTTGGAGACGAACGGACTCATAGTCCTTCGCTCAGGATAGGGCAGCCATTTCGATAGGACCTATCTGCCATTACGTCTCGGATGCGTTTATCGGCGGGGCATGAACTGTGGTGCATAGTCCCCACTAAACATGAGCAGTCTTTTTCTTGAACGCATACCGCAACAGGCCAATGACTATAGATGCGCTCCCACCCCTTGCGGTAGTCGTCCGTGATCGGCTTCTGCTTCTCAAATTCCATCAGTGCGCCACCTTCGCAGCCGTAGCTAAAACTTCCCGAGCGGCCATGATATGCGATCGATACGCAGATTCTAGCTCTTCTTGAATCGCATCGACTGGAATCCCAGCATTCAGCGCACGCCTGAAGATAGCGTAAATCTCGTCAAGTTGGATCCGCTCATCGGGAAGGATTTCCATATCAGTGCTTCCATTTCGACATGGTGATGGCCAGGCGCGCACGCTTGCCAGACGTTCCAGAGTCGCCCTTGTGCTCCTGCTCGTAGGCGCTATTGCTAACGCCTTCACGCTTCGCAGCGGCAGTCATGGCCCCTTCTTTAATATGGAAGGAGCCACGTTTGCCGAGGTCTATTTTCTTGGTGCCGTACATGGCTACTCCTGCTTAGGCGGCTCGGCGGATTGTAAGGCGTCCACGAGTGCCGGCACGGATAGCGCCGGATGATTTTGAATGGCGAGAATCGCAGACTCAAGAGTTTCGAGTCGGCTGTCGTGGTCCACCAGCGCCTCATCGCGCTGCGTGTTATTGAGGGGTGCGTTCAACTTATTCATATTCCGGCTCCTGATCGTCCGCGATTTCCTTCTCTTCCTCGGGAAGGTACTTTTGCAGGTGAGCAACCAGTTCCGCAGCGGTCGCAGTGTGCTTCTCGGCGCCAGATGTGTGCGTGGTTGTGTGGCCGCCCGCGGCGTGGTGCTCGGTGTGCAGTGGCATATCGCCCTGCTCTGGCTCTTCGCCGCCGCCACCATCCTGCCCAGGCTGCTGGAGAGGGTCGCTGCGCCCCATCAGGCCCGCGCCACCGCCGCCCTTGGCCGCCATGGAACGGTTATGCTGCATCATCGGAGGCCGGTTGCTGAACTTCTTCCCGTCGCTGCTCTGAAACGCCATCGCTTTTCTCCTTCTCGTAAATCTTGTTGAGTTCCGCTTGCCAGTCATCCGGCCCGTCGAACGCGGGTACCACGGGCGGCTTGTTGCCGGTCTGGTACTGCTGCGCGAACGCCGCGCCAGCAGGTGACCCGAACGGCATCAGCACTGCACGCATTCTATCGCACTCCAGTTTCGCGCCTGCAAGCTCAATGCGCAAGAGCTTGATTTGATTCTGTTTGTCGGCAATAAGCTCGGTATAGTCTTGGCGCTGCTCGATAATCCGCGCCTCAAGCGATTTGATGAACCACGAGGCCGTGAGCCAGTTGATGAAGAGTTCACGCAGGGTCATAGCTCGCCCATTTCTTTGAGTAGTTCGCGAGCGGATACCTCTCGTCGGTTTGCTGCTGCGATATGCAGATTGCAAGGTCCATACTCAAAGTCATTTTCGTTGTCGCATGGCCCATCATGTTCGCCATATTTGAGCATTTCCTTTAGCGCTGCAATCAATTTCTCGTGATCATTCAATTCTTCGCCACCTTTGCAATCAGCGCGTCGGTCTGCGCAGCCCGCGCCTGAATCTCTTCGATGCACGCCCGGTAACCGGCCTCGCACAGGCCTTTGACAATCTCCGCGATTGCTTCATCGGGCCAGCCCATCGCCTTGAGCTTGGCGCGCCAGTTCAGTACGATGCGCTGCGATTCAGTCATCGACTATCTGCCTCGTATTCCATTCCCGCTGAGTATCCGCGATCAAAAGCCTCAACCAGTGAACGATTGAACTGTTCTACAGAGCCTGCATCGTAATCAGCTTGACCTGCTATCAGATCCTTGATTTCGTCGGGAATTGTCAGTTCTTCGGTCATTCCCAGTTCTCCGGTGGCCGCTCTTCCGACCGCGCCTCGCGCTGGTCGCGCTCCTGCGTCAAGCGGTACTGAAGCAGGAACTTCGAGCGTTGGTCTGGTGCGGCCGCCACTCTCTCCTGGTCGCGCTCTTCCTGCGATTTTCCAGGAGTATAAGCGGCGAAGCTCATGGCTATTGTATCCCCATTGTCAGGAGATGCAAGGCCGCGCTTCTTCATATCGTCCTTTTTTTCGAGCTGAATCTGGTTTTTCGAGCTGAACGAGTATTCTGGCGCGGTAAGATCGGTTTCGATCTCGGGATCATCGGGAATGTCCGCGTCTTTCAGCCATTCCTTGGCCGCCCCCCATACCTCTGCACGGCGGTTGTAGTACATGAAATTATCATTTGCTGGCATTCCGCCGTGGAACTCCACGAAGCGGCACATGGGGTGAGCGGCTATCCATTCGGCATGGTGCAGGTTGACATAATCCACCACGCCGCCGCCGACACCGTCACCGTCGATAATGACGCCGCGGGGATTGTGCTCAGTGATTGCAGCCATCACGCGCATTGCTGTCTGCGGAGTGCTCAGCCCGCGAACACGGTCCAAGATCGTGAACTTTGGGCCCTGGCGCATACCGATTACCGTCTGATCGTCGCCAAACCGGGCAACATCTACCGAGATTATCTTCCAGTTCTGCTGATAGTTGCGAGCATCACGCTTGCGGGCCGCGTTGACGAGGTCACCAGGGATAAACTGCGAAGTTCCGGCGCGAGGGAACTCTCCGCGAATACGGACGCGGCAAAAGTCGGAATCCTCGCCGTAATCCTCTATCCATTGCTGAATCTGCGTCTTGTTGGTACCCTCGACCGTGCGCGAATCGATCTGCCGACGCACCCACCGATGCTTGTAAACGCCAAAGCACTCCTTAAACCTCCCGGTGTTTTGCGTAGGGTTTCCGAACGCGAGCCAGATAATCTCGGTGTTTTCGTCGGTCAGAGCGCCTTCGGTCACTTCCCATATCTTCGATGGGATTGAGCTGGCCTCATCGTAGATCACCACGATGCGCTTGCCGACATTGTGTAGCCCGGCGAATGCTTCTGTATTGTTCTCGGACCACGTCTCTCGGTCCATGCGCCAGCTATTCTCATGGCCTTTTTCGGTGCTCGCAATCTTTGTTGCTGTCGGAGACCACCAGTGCGCATTGATCGACCGCCCGAACCACTTACCAATCTCAGGCCATGTTTTAGTGGCAAGCTGCGCCTCGGTGTTGGCGGTGACAACAATGCGGCAATCATCGCATGTGCTCATTGCCCAACTGCAAATCATTCCGATCAGCGCAGACTTGCCAATGCCGTGGCCGGACGAGACAGCAATTTGAAGGGGAGCGTGGCGGTCTGGTCCTACGAGGTGATGGCTGATTGTGCGGAGAATGTCTGCCTGCCATTTGCGCGGTCCTGGAGAGTCGCTTAGGTCGCCATCCTCGCCCCATGGAAAAGCGTACAGACAGTAACCGAGCGGATCACGCGAATACATAGAAATGTCGGTGATCAACATCTCTTCGGGCGTCATTTTGCCTCTTTGCGCGCTCTAGCTTTAGATATGCGATCCGCGATACTAACACCTAATTCACCGCTCAATTCAGCCTGAATTTTATCGCCATAGTCTAGCGGTGCGCTTGGCTTGATGCCTCCGCGCAGCAGATGTGAGGCTTCCCACTTGGCCTGGTCGCAGCGAAGGCGATTGCGCTGGATGCCTGCCGCATCGATGCGAGTGACTCCGGCCTCATCGGTGTACGTTGGCCTCTCCGCGGCAATCTCGTTCGCGTCCTCAATCCGCGATTCAACCCCGGCCCGGCGCGCTGCAGCATACCGATCAGCAAATCCCTCGGTATCGCGCACAGCCCAGCGGGTCACGGTCCGGCGGCATGGATACCCATCATCAGCGCAGATCGTGCGCAGACTCTCTCCGCCGCTCATGCGTACCAGTATTTCTTCGGCGATTTCTGGATCGTAAATTTCGGACGCCATCACTTAGGCCTCGCCCCGGATCATCACCGGGGCTGCTATAAATTGCAGGGTTTATTTGCCCCAGGCGACCAGCAAGCCAAGAATCGGCTGGTATCCGGTCCCGCCGCTCACGCTGGACTTGAGGAATCGTACGGATGGCATGAGGTAGTAATTGCCCTTGACGTGGATCGATGCGAGGCCGCCGCCCGACCACTGCCAGCCGGTATTCGTCCCGCTCCAACTGATGCCCGCCGCTGTGGGAACGTAAACAGGGATTTTTCCGAGCGTGAACAGTTTTTGCGCGATACCGGCTCCGATGTTGGTCGTGACGGTAAACGGCTTGATCGTGGCTGGCAGAGCATCTACGACCGTGAATGCGTAGGTTCCTGCGCTGTTGAGCGAGTGCGCATACAGAGCGGTGCCGGCGACAGATGGGCTGGCATTGATCGAGTAGGACGCTCCAGCGGCGTAGATGTTTTGCACCCCGGTTGGGGTGGTGACCGTCTGCGCTTGTGCGCTCACTGGCCATAGCATCGACCCAGCCAGGATCATCAGCACGATCATGCCGACTTTGGTGGGCAGCGTGGGCGGATTGATGCCAATGTTTTTGTCTTTGGCGATTGCGCCGGCGAGTGCTACAGCAACGCCCGCAGCGGCCAGAAGCGTATTGCCAACGTTGTGGCCCTGCCAGACAGCGGTGGAGGGGATCAGGTTATAGACGGCAGAGACTACGCCCGCAAAGCCAAGCAGCACGCCCAGCGCGGTCGTAATCCAGTTCTTGAACACTCGCTCGATGAGTGCAGCAACGATTTTCATTTCGATTTTCCTTTCGGCCCAGCTTATCAAGCCCATTTTACACGACCTCCAGCACACTGCACGTGAGCAGCCCGGCGCGGATCTGATCGCGGATGAATCGCGGGGCGACGATGCAACCCTCACTTGCCGAGTGATTGAGCGCGGAGTTGTCGCCGTGGATCATGAAGCCCGAGCGCCCAAACGTCTCCGTGCCATCGCAGTCTACGAGATGCGCAACGACCGGACCCTTGCCGCCTGGATCGTCAAAAAATTGCCCAATCATCCACTTGCCGCGCGGGATCGGGCCGACGTTGTGCACGCTCTCCATCGCAGGGTTGTTGAGACCCGCTCCGTTGCCCGAGTAGCTCTCACCCAGCGCAAAACCTGTGGGGCTCTCGATCAGGCCGGTATCTGAGTGGTATTTCCAGGCGCTGCTTTCCATGGCCGAATTATAGCGCACACGCTTTTGCGTCGGCGCAGATTTTTGCGCCGACAATGCTTTTGTACTTTATATCTGCCTCTGCCTCTGCCTAGGTGACATTTGAGGACAACGAGGGACATTCTTTGACATTCTTTGACTGTCCGAGACAATTACATATATATGATACGATCTGCGCATGAGCGATCAACCTGCAATCCCCATCGGCGCACGAGTCGTGCTGCGAACCTGTCCAACTGCCGGCCAGCCTGGGACCGTACTGCGCATAGAACGTGCAAAATACGCTGTTTTGTGGGCAGATATTGCACCAGATTATGTGCTCTTGCACACTTCGGAATCGCTGCGCCTGGCGTGATATGCTGCTTTCGTTGCGCGAATTGGTTGTCGCGGCTTAATCCAGCCCGGCCCGGTGCGAAATGTACCGCCTGCGAAAACGCAGCTCAGGCCCAGGGAGCACGGCGAGGGGACTCGCACGCATAGCGCAACACTCTGCGGGAGCCAAAAGCCGCTCTACGCCTACACGCCGACGGCTGTTTTCTCGCGCGCATGTTGTGGCGACAAAGTTGAGAGATGGGAGCAACTCTCAGCCCACACGCTCTCTCATACGCTACGCATAACTACAGCAATTACAACATCTTGCAGATAAATTGTGCGCGCCGTCACAAGAGTGCAAATAATCACAAAATAGTTGTGCCACGCACCGGAATGTGCGCTATGATGGTTATGTTGATGAGAGGGATTCAGCCATGTACACAGCCACCTACGCAAAAAACGGCGACCTGAAGCACAGCGATGAATGCACAATGGCTTTCGGTCACAAAGACTCGAATTGCCCACGCTGTGTTGAGCTGCTGGCCGGTTCTGCACCACGCAAAAGGTTTGGTGGGCGCAAGACAGCAGCCGAGATCGACGCGCAACGGTGCGTAGAGATCAAAGCACATTTCGCATCTGCCAGGCATCTTTCGGGTGGATGCGGCCCGGTTTGCACATTTGGAGAGTGGTAAGCAACACAGAGGCAACCAGCCTTATGGAGAACGAAAATGAAGACCTTCACAATTCACAGCCGCAAGCTTAATCAAGATTTCACTTTCAACTGCAATCTCGACGAAAGCCAGCCTCACCACTCCAAGTACGTGCGGCTCGAAGAAAACGGCAAGACCGGCACTCTCGCACCGCAGATTTGCTACGGAGGCGGGTTTATGGGAAACACGGTTTCCTCCACCCCTGCGACGTTCGAGCGCGATTGCCGCACTTGGTACCGCCAATACATGGCTTCTGAACGGACCGAGAATTAACCTCCGCCGCGCGGTCCTTGCCGTAAGCGGCGACAATGAAAGCCAACTAGCCCAACTGATGAGCCGTCAAGCGCCACCAACCGATCAAGTGTTGGTATCAACCGCATAAGGAGCAGCGAAAATGAAGGTTCAAAAGAGGTTCTTTAGTTCCAGATTCGCGGGTAGTAGGCAGTCCGCATGGTTTAGTCGCGCCATGTATACGATCTTTGTGAGCCTGACGCCCGAAAACGCCTTTACGGCCTCCCCGATAGTGATGCTGATTTGGGATTCCGATACAGTGAGTAAATCATCCCTAGCGATGAGGATTTCCCCAGAAGAGGCTCGGGATATGGCAACAAAACTTATGCGCATGGCCGATGCGGTCGAAAAGAAACGCGCATCTATGCCCGCCTTTGCCAATGCTCCGACATCTCACTTGGCATAGCCTCTAACCTCCGCCGCGCGGTCCTTGCCGTAAGCGGCGACCGCAGGCCGGGCGCGCAGACCCGGAAGAATCGAGACGAAAATGGACATCTACGGAAAATGGGATTGGCGCATTCTGGCAGTGCTGATTATCGGCGGCCTGATTGCAGGATGGCTGATCGGATGACAGAAACCGCAGGAATCCCGCTGTCAGTGCTCAAAGAAGCCGCGCAAGATGCACAGCTCCGCGCAGAGATCTGGCGCGCACAGCTCAAACCAATGCCCACGCCGGTAATCCGCGCAGAGGTCAACCGGCGCACTGCGGCAGAGCATCCGCAGCCGCGCAAACTTGAGCCCTGCGCGGGCTGCGGGGCAATGCTGGGCGCGCGGGAACGGCGGAAGGCGTGCCCGAAATGCAAGAAGAGGAACCCGCGCAAGTAACTTCAACGTGGGCGCTACGGTGCTTGGAGGAATTGGAATGAGAGATCAGCCTCTGGAAGTTTCTGTCGATGGCGAGGAGCTAGTGATTCGCATTGGTGTCGATGTTGTTGCGTTCGCTGCAAACGAGAGCGACGACTTCAAACCTTACGACCTTGAGACTGGAGATTGGGTGCAGAAATTCAAGGTTACAGACCCGCTGGAGTTCTCCAGAGATGTGAAGAGGGCGATGTTGGACGAGGGCGAAGACGGCAGCACCCCGCTCTCTCGATTCCTCGACAAGATGAACGTTGCGGCATTGGAAGACGGATCGACGGGTATCGATTTTTCCGAAGACAAGTAGGTAACGTCGCGATGCGCACTTTGTTGCAAAATAATTGTGCGCATTGTGCGCAATGTGTGTTACAGTTGATCCATGGAACTTCGCATCACCAAATTCGACGCCGCGCTGCATAAGTCCCTCAAGATGCAGGCGGCAAAGCAAGGTAAATCCCTGCGGCAGGTTGTTATTGAACTGCTGCGCGAAGCGATGAAGGCTCTTAAGTAGTATCAAGTTTGCGCAGGATGAAACTATGCTCCAAGCGGAATCGGTGTGGACCACCTTGCAGCGCAGGACATAGACATACTGACGACGTGAAGGCCAGATGCCCGGACTAGAGCAGCCGCAAGGCCGAGACTCAAGGGTACGCGGGGCGAAGACACAGCGACACTTTAAGTCCCCTTAATTCTGGCTCCTGCGCAATTCATTTCTACGCACCATTAACCAAATAACACGAGGCTAACATGCAGCTTCTCTCTTTTTTCCGCAAGTCCGCACCATCCCCTGAAACCGAGCGCTCCAATGCGCTTATCGAGCTAATCTATTCCGGCCACGCTATGGCTGAATCGCTGGTCATGGCTGATGGCCGCGATCACTCCTGCGTATGCGGCGTGATCTTCGGACCGGTAGAAAACCCAGCACATCATCATAGCTTATGCCCGGTCGCACGCTACTATGCAGCGGTCGAGGCCGTGCGAAAGGCGGACCGAAATGGCTAACTTCACGCCTGGACCCTGGGGATGGGTAGAGGGATCGCCCATCATTAGCCGCCAGTGGAACGGCAAGGATTGGCCGGTGGCGACGGTTGCCAATCGCAATCTTGGGTGGCATGAGAACCATAACTGCGAGGCGCGAGAATCAGGCGCTAATGCACAACTCATCGCCGAAGCGCCAAACATGTACAACTCTTTGATAGCTGCCAGTCACGCTTTACGGAGCTATCAATATGGAAACTCGTCGCCTGGTCTAGCTATAGAAATGGCGGACAAGATAGACGAGGTTATCGCCAAGGCAGATGGAAAGCAGGCACCCGATGCGCTTTGATTTCGCATGTTTCGCCCTCTGCGCAATGACTATCGAGGTCGATGAGGATATTGATCTTGACGAAATCAGCGCAGAACTGCTCAGCTTCCATGCCAGCGTGCTCGACGCGATGAAAGAGCAGACCCACGTTACCGAGCTACAGCGTGCCGCGCACAAGCTGAGTTATAGCGGCCCTGGCTGGTTGCCAAGATGGCGCGCGCCTGATTTCAAGGAGCCGCAATACCAAGTGGTTCCCATCCAGCAGATGCGCTTCGATGACTTGAGCGATGCGCAAGACATGATCGAGCAGGCTGCGGTATTGCAGCAGAAAGGCGTTGGCGTATGAGTGCCGAAAAGTTCACGCCGGACATGATATGGAAAAGCCGCTCCATCATCCAGGAGTGTCTCGACTTACAGAAAATCATTGGATGGTCCGACGCAGAGACTCTCAGAATCATGGCTTGCTATTTGAGCGATGCGCTGGAAGCAACCCAAAAGGAACTGGGTAGTGCGATGGCGAACCGGATTGTTGATCCTATAATCACCGTGCGCGACGGAAAGACGGAGCGGCATGTGTTTCTTGGGAACGCGGCGCGTGAGATGCATGAGGCACTCATGGCAGCGGAAGTGATTCTACGCCTTTCCAATCACGATTTCAGCACAAACGACAGTGGCAAGTTCCGCAACATAACCCTGCGCTCGACCCACAAAGAGGTCTTGGCGGCTATCGCCAAAGCGGAGGGCCGCTCATGACGCGCGAATATCGCGGCGAGTCCCAAGACGAATGGCTGGGCATCACCTGCCCGGAGGACTGTGCGCCGCTCGAAAGCAACTACGATGCGGATGCAGACTACGAGGCGGAGCGCGACGAGCCGGAGCCGCAGCCTGTCAGCACCCCTGAGCAGATCGCAGCAAGGCGCGCATTTGTTGAGCGCTTCTTCTTAAACTTCCCAGACTATCAGCAGCGCCTGGCCATGCTGGACGCGGAGGCAGGACGATGACCGATAGCGCAATCACCAAACAAGAACCGACGCAACTCGCTCCGATGCAGCCCATGCAGATGATTCAAGTCGCCTTTCAAAAAGCGCTTGAAGCCGGTGGCGCAGAGGCTCTAGCGGTAGCCGACCGTATCCTTGAGCAGATGGCCAAGCAACGCGACTATGAAGACCGCGACGCCTTCAACGCAGCTTTGCGGCGTATGCAAGACAAGATCAAGCCTATTGTCAAGGACTGCGAAAATAAACAGACGCGCAGCCGTTACGCATCCGCTGAAGCCATCGACAACATGATCGATAAGCTGATCGAAGATGAAGGCATGACGCTTTCCTTTGTGCCGAAGGCCTCCGACAAAGACAACGAGTTTATCGTGGTCGGAGTTCTGAGCCTGGGGGCATACTCTAAAGAGTATCCACTCCCGATTCCATGCGACGGCAAGGGTCCAAAAGGCGATGGCGTAATGTCGCGTGTTCAGGCTGTCGGCAGCGGTGTAACCTATGCCAAGCGATACATCAAGAACATGATTTTCAATCTGCGTTTCAAAGAGAAAGACGACGACGGTAATCATGGCGGAGGAAAGCAGCCCGGCGCACTCGACGAACTCGACCACATCACGCACCTTGACAACATCCGCAACGCGAATGACGGCGAGGAGCTTCGCAGAATGTACATGGCCGCGCAGAAAGCAGCAGACGACAAGGGAGATACAAAATCAACGCTCGCATTCGCGGAAGCCAAGAACAAGCGCTACCGCGAACTGCAAGCCGGAGGGAGAATCTAGTGAGACTGAACACCGGAGCACACGCACAACCAGAAATCTTCGCGCCCGACGCGGAGGAATCGCCCATCACATCGCTGGCACTGATCGAGACCACGCCAGCTTCACTCATTTACGCGCCTGGGGCGCTGGCCTCCATGGTCGATAGGGTCAAGGCGGAAGTCCGCGCACAACTCGCCACGCTCGACGTATCCATCCCAAAAGACAAGGCGCGCATTATCTTGCTTTCCGCCCGCGTGGCAAGCGCAAAGGTGAAGCTCGACAAGATGGGCGCAGACCTCACCGAAGAGCACCGCACCGTGGTGACAGCAGTCAACGCAGACCGCAAGTCGATGCGCGATGACCTGGACGCATTCAAGGTCGAGGTGCGCAAGCCGGTAACGGATCTGGAGAATGCTGAGAAAGAGCGCATGGCTGCGCACGAGGCTGCGCTGGCCGAGATTGAAGCGGCTGGACCTTGGTCGATTCAAAACTGGCAGACACTCACTGTCGAAGCGATGCGCGATCGGCTGCGCGAGATCGATTCCGAGAAACGCGACTGGCAGGAATTCTCGACCCGCGCCGCGCAAGCCAAAGCCTATACCGCACAGCAAATCTTCGACGCTATCGGACGCCGCGAGAAGTATGACGCAGAACAGATCGAGCTTGCCCGCCTCCGCGCCGAAGCCGCAGAGCGCTCCATCAAAGAGCGCGAGGAAGCCGCCGCCCGCGTAGCCAAAGAGGCCGCAGAGCGCCGCGCAGAGGAGCAGGCGCGCATTGCCCGCGAAGCTGCCGAGCGTGAGCGCCAGAGGGTCGAGAATGAGCGCGCAGAGGCCGAGGCGCGGGCGAAGCAGGCCGAAGCAGAGAGGATCGCCGCAGAGGAACGAGCTGTGCGGGAACTGAAGGAAGCGGAAGGGCGGCGCATCCGCGAGGCACAAGAGGCCGAGGCGCGGCGCAAGCTGGACGCTGAGGCCGCAGAGCGTCGGCGCATTGCCGATGAGTTGGCTGCGGTTGCGCGGCTTGCGGAAGCCCAGGCGGAAGCAAAGCGTGTTGCCGAGCAAGCGGAGGCGCGCAGGATCGCCGAGGCTGAAGCGGCAGAACTGGCACAGCAGAGGGCTTTGAAGGCAGCCGAGCAGGCGCGCATTGCCGCCGTTGCAAAGGAGCGTCTCAGGCTGGAAGACGAACAGCGCGAGGCGCGGATCGCGGCGGAGACACGAGCCAAGAACAAAGCGCATCGGCTCAAGATCGACAACGAGGTATTGGGCGCAATTGTTGCGCTCGACATTCCAATGGACCGCGCTCAAGACTTGCTCATCGCCATCGCAAAGGGCGCTGTGCCGCACGTAACCATTTCGTACTAAGGAGCGACAATGCAGATTCTACGATTCGCGCAGCACGGCACAGACGGCAACGTGTCGGATGACTTCTTTCAGGCGCACCTGGGCCGCGCCACGTCTTCCGACGCATCCGCCATCCTGGATTTCACGCAGAAAGGCGTGGAGGGTTCCAAGCGCAAACTCTACCGGCTGGAGAAGGTCGCGGAGATCCTCAGCGGCATAGCGGCGCAAGATCACTTCGTCTCCGCGCCCATGAAAGCTGGCACGTTCTCTGAGCCGGCGGCCCGCACAGCCTACGAACTCGAAGAGGGCGTGATGGTCGAGGAAGTGGGCATGGTGGTAGGCGACAATGAGCGCTGCGGATGGAGCCCGGATGGACTGGTGAACGATTCCGCCGGCAATCTGGTAGGTGCAATTGAGTCGAAGTGCCCGCGCACCACCACGCACCTGCAAACGCTCGACGCGGGCCAGATTCCCGAGGGCAACATGCCGCAGCTACTCTTCGCGTTCATGTGCTGCCCGCCGCTGCAATGGATTGACTTCATCTCGCGCGACGGGGGCATGAGCAACGATCCGGCGATGTTCGGCCCGATCCTGCCCAGGCGGTACGTGCAGTTTACGATTCGCCTGCACCGCGCGGAGTGCGAGGCGCAGATTGCCAAGATGCGCGAGGCGACGGATAAGTTTCTCGCGGACGTGGATGCGACCATTGAGCGTCTGAAACAGCGTGCGCCGGAGCTTCCTGAGCCTGAGCGCATTGCGGAAGACTACGGCGACCTTGGACTGACGGATGCCGACCTTGATTGCCTGCTGTAACAACAGAAAGGAAACCATGCACAAGCAAAGCGAGAAGTTTACCGGGTTCATCGAAAATGCGATTCCGCACAAAGACATATGCTGGGTGCACACCGACGCGGGCGAAGTGTTGTTTTGCCATAAAAACTACACGCTCAAGCGGGAGTTGCCAAAGATCGGCGCGCGGGTCAAGGGCTTGATTGGCCGCGTCGAGGGAGAGGACAAACAGGCAAGAGCTTTCAATGTGGAGGTGGTAAATGGGCACTAAAACTGGAATCGAATGGACTGATTCAACCTGGAACCCAATCCGCGGCTGCTCGCGTGTGAGCGAGGGATGCCGCAACTGCTACGCCGAGATGACGGCTGGGCGCTTCAGCGGTCCCGGCCATCCTTACGAGGGCTTAGTAACGCGCATCGGCGGCGAGGCGCGCTGGACTGGGCGCGTGGATCTGGTCGAGAAGCATTTGCTCGACCCGCTGAAGTGGGGTCCGTTCGTTGAGCATCGCCGACCAGGTCCGCTTGATTACGGATGCGAGAACTCTAGAAAGTGCGACTGCCCTGCGCGCCCGCGCCGCATCTTCGTGAATTCGATGAGCGACCTCTTTCATGGCGCCGTGACCGACGAGATACGCAACCGGATCTTTGCGGTGATGGCGCTCTGTCCGGAGCATACCTTCCAGGTGCTGACCAAGCGGCCAGAACGGATGCGGGATTACATTCTACGTTGCGAAGAATCAGGTATGGCGTGGCGTCGGCACCGTGTTGTTATGGCAATGCAGTCCTTTGATCGTGGATTTGGGTTTCATGACCCTCAGTGGCCACTTCCCAACGTGTGGCTTGGTGTTTCCGTTGAAAACCAGCCGGCCGCTGATGAGCGCATCCCGCTACTGCTTCAGACACCCGCTTCGGTGCGGTTCGTGAGCTGCGAGCCGCTGCTGGGGCCTGTGAACATAGCGGCATACCTTGGATTCCAACACGAGGATCAGGTTGGCATTACGAACCATGATCAATCTCGCCCGGAGGTGAAATCTTTTGGATTTCACGATCCTTGGGTGCGTGGCATCGATTGGGTCATCGCGGGCGGTGAGAGTGGACCGGGCGCGCGGCCCATGCATCCCAATTGGGCACGTTCACTTCGCGATCAGTGCGCGGCTGCTGGGGTTCCGTTCTTTTTCAAGCAGTGGGGAGAGTGGGGGCCATGTGAAAACGGAGAGGTGACTCCAAATCCGCAAGATTGGGACGATCCTGCTCCTTCCCACGAATTCCAAAACAGCGATAGACCGCGATGCGCTCAGGAAATAGTCTATCGCGTCGGCAAGAAATCTACCGGGTGCCTGCTCGATGGCCGCGAGTGGAAGCAGTTCCCGGTGGCGCGCCCATGAAGCCCGAGCAGATGGAGCAGGACTTTCACTTTCTGCGCAGCCAGGTGCAGCGCTTGAGCCGCCTCATTGACGCGCTGGAATCTTCTCCGCTGCTGATCCAGGCGATGACTGAGCCGGAGCCAGAACATGACATTCCCCGCGAGCCCGCGCAGGAGGTTCGCCTCCTTGCGGACCTTGAGGAAGAGGCGATACTCAACGCAGCGTCGGCCTTCGGAAACGATTACGCGGGAGCGTGCGCTGCTCTTGGCATTGGCAAAACAACCTACTATCGCAAGCTGAAAAAATACGGAGGATGCAAATGAGAATAACTTTCATGGTCCCTATCGTGCCTCCAGACCTGAATCACTACGTGCGGCATGATCGCAACGGAAAGCACTATGTCACCAGGGAAGCTCTCGCATTCAAGGAGGCGCTGGCGATCTATGCGCGCGGAGAGTTCGTCCAAGCCAAATCTTTCGCAGTGCAAATCCTTATTGTGCTCGGCAAAGGGCAGCGCGGCGACGTGGACGGATTCCAGAAACTCGTTCTCGATGGCCTCGCAAACGCAGGAGTATTTCGCGACCTGAAAGGGAAGCGACTTTCAGACGCGCATGTTGACGATCTGCACAGTACGCGGGATCGCAAAGAGAGGCCCGATCAAGGGCGCACGGTTATTACCGTGGAGGCACTCACATGACGCGCTTCGTTGCGGTATGCAGCCTCCAGCGCGGCATCATTGACCCACCGGAGCCGCTGGACGACGCAGGGCAGTATCGCGCGACCATGCAAGCAGAATCAGATGATGTGAAGGACATGATTACGCTTCGCAGACGCGCAACTTCTGGATACCGACTGGAGCGCGATCCGCTCTATAATTCAACCCGCGCCAAGTGCGCATAACCCAAAAGGAAGGTAGCCACATGAGTCACATACTCGAACCCTGGCAGCAACTAGGCATAACCGAGGAGGCTTACAGCGAACGCCAGAAGATCGCCCTTGAACTGGCCGCACCGCAGGACGTTCCCGATAACAGCAAGCCCTCCAAGCCTGAGCGCAAGACCATCACCGTCGATCTGACCGATTGCCCGGAGGTCTACGCGCGCATCAAGCAGCTCGCAGAGGCCGACGACCGCACCCTGGCGATGTGGCTGAAACGCTACCTGCGCAAAGAACACGGCGCAGCGGTGACGAAGTGAGGCCGCGCCGCAAGCCCCTGGTGGGCCGCAAGATACCGTGCAACCATTGCGGCCACCGCACAGTGCAAGGCGCGGCTCGCGTGCGGCGCAAGGTGCTGTTCTTCTTCTGCCCGGACTGCTGGACGAAGAAGCACGCGGACTGCAACGCGCAGATGGTCAAGGTGACCGCATAACTTTTCCAGAAGGGAGTAAAGTGAAAATTCCAATTGAAAGAATCGAGCAGTTCACGGCTCCATCCAAAAGCGAAGCCTCTCCGGCCATGAAGGCGGTTTGGCTCGACGTAGCAGGAAGTCGTATGCTTGCCACCGATGGCCATATGGCGATGCGCGTAGAAGTGTCAGTCGAGGAAGAAGACGAGAGCGGCCTGGTCCCTGTCGAAGCTTTTGAATTATCCCGCAAGGAATTGCTGGTAATAACGAAGCTTCAAGGAAAGGAAAATATCCCCGATCCGTGGCTGAAGATAGTCTGCAATACCGATGTTATCTTCATCGAGAACCTGCTCACCAACACCAAACATTTGGTAGATCGCCCGAAAGTGGAAGACGGCAAAGGTTTTCCAAATATCGACGCGATTTTCCCTGTGCTCAAGGATGAACCGACAGCGACAGTGGGCCTTGATCTCATTGCTCGTATCGCAAAGAACATCGACCCATTGAGCGTTTCAGTTAGTCTCTTTATCGGCGCTCCAGATAAGGTAATCACTATGGCTACCGAGTCGGGGAAAGGTGCTGTGGCGCTCATGCCGATACGGAATAATGCGTCTGGATTTTACAAGACGGTGAACGGGCGCGGAGTCCCGGCCAGCGCCACTTCTGATTGAGCCCGCAACCCACGCAAACCGGGCGGGAATCAGCGCAGTATCCCGCCCAGAATTTTATGCAGAGAGGGAAAGATTGATGCGAGTATTCAAATACGAAATTCCGATTGAAGACGAGCCAACTGTACGGCTCCCACGCGGAGCTGGAATTCTTTCGGTTGGTCAGCAAAATGGTGGTTTATTTTTGTGGGCACTCGTGGACCCATCCGTGACCGAAACAGAGCGCAGAGTGTTTCGTATTGCCGGTACTGGGCATGAAATCGCAGAGGCCGAAGGGTTATCCTTCATCGGCACTGTTTTCATGTGCGGAAGCGCGTTGGTGTTCCATATCTTCGAGCGCGAAGAATAATGGCGGCCAGGGCGGCAATATAAACGACACGCCGCCCAGCATTTTGTCCAAGACAGTCCGCGACCAAAGGTGTAGGGTGCAAGTATGTTCGCAAAAGTATTCGGGCAGATATTCGATTCGTCTGTCGCAGAAGATTATCTAGTCCGACTTGTCTTCGAGGACTTTCTTGTGCTGGCGGACAAGCTAGGTGTCGTGGACATGACGCCGCAGGCTGTTTCCCGGCGCACGA